CCCGGCAAGACTTGGCTTGCTAGTGCAATATGGAGGAAGTAAAGACTACTTCGGTAACACAACCACAAATGTCTGGTGTTCCCCACCCCCGCGGCCGATCTGGCACGCGTAAAACGGGAGGTAAACGTGCCTCGGGGAGTCCATCCCCCAAAAACGAGAACCGAAAAGTTCCCCCATGTAAATGGGGCAACGATTGTTACGCGTTGCGCGATGGTCGTATATGCCCATTTTACCACTCGAAGAGCGAGAAAGGGGAAGCGGTCGCTATGGCGCCCGTTGCGAATGTGGTTACCATGCCGGGTGTGGTACCAGTTGCGCACAGAACGTTCCATGAGCTCGGGGAGTACTACGACTGCAAGGCCGTGGTAATTCCAGAGTGCGATGCCCACACTTGGTCCTACGCGATTTCGCAGGGCTGGTGTGTGGTGCAGGTCAAACGTCCCGCCATCCCTCATCCTTTGAGCCATGTTGCTCGTGAGGTGGCGATGTTGACGGTGGCTGCATCATCCCTGCGTGGCCTGCGCAGTGTGAGGATTTTCAGCGTCTACGGAGCTCAACGTGACAAGCGCCTGCTGGAGGTAGCGGCGCGTACGGAGGAGAATTCGATCGAGGTGGAGCTTACCATCGGTCCGAATGAGGTGTATCCTGGGGATGCGGGTAAACTTACCGCGCTCCGGGAGGATCCAACTGGGCTGTACAACCTGGTCGTTTTGACAGATGTTTACTGGGGTTCCAAGGGCGCGTTTGCCCCAAGCGACGCGCGCCGATGGGCCGAACATTCTGTGTCACAGAGTATCTACATGATATTGCGCAGTTTTCATGGCGCGGCTGGGTCCGACAAAGTCCCCGGCTTCTGTGGAGCGATCGAGGGAGTCTGGTATAGAGACGCGAAGGGGATGGTGAATTTTTCCTCTGACGCGGCTGGATATGGATACCCTCTCCATCCGTCCATAGATTGGCTACAGCACAAGACCATCGACGGCTTGAGTGTTACGTATTTGGATTCCAAAGGTCCCTACGACATTTTCAAGATTGCGGTCGAGAATCAGTAAACTGTCCGAGTGGCGGTGGAGCTGCAACCTGCGAAAGAAGGAGAGTTTGCATGGCGCAAGCGTGCGACCTCCGTCTGGCAGTGCGTTCCCCACACATGGTCAGCCTGGTGTACTCAAGACCGACGCGGATGGCTGGTTCACAATGCAACCGTTGCTGCCCTCAGCCCCACTTTCAAGTACAAGATTCCTTGGCCACACGTGTGACGTAGCGCGTGGTCAGACTGAGAAGCACTTGGGGGAGAGCCAAACCTATGAACAACTCGTGCAGCGTTGGCCCGCCATTGCCGAGAAAGTCCTGTGTGATACAGCGGATTGTGCGCTATACGCAGGCAGGGAGACAGCATCCCAGGAGCAGTACGATCTGCGCGAAGCCCACCAGAAGAGTGAAGAACTCCTGGTGTCTGCGCGCTCACCGAAGTTTATGCCTGTGCCAAGGCTGAACATGAAGTGGGTGCGAGTGTTCTTTGCGATGATCGTTGCCTGGGTCTTCCTTACGTGGATATCGAATCTCGGAGTCCACGCACGCATCTTAGGCCCCTTTGAGGGTGAGGTGCGTGGAGAGGAGTGGTGGTTTGGAACCTTCGTCGTTACGAGCGCGATACTGCTGGCGACGTTTATCAACCGCTCTTCCCGAGTCACCAGCCGTACATTTCAGGACTGGGTCAGCCAACGAGAGAGAGGAGAGGAAAGTGCTATGCAGGAGAGTGGGTGGTGTGCGTTGACCGAGAGCGACACTATACCCGCTGAGCAGGTGCGTGCCTGGAATTTTTCGATTGGTAGAGGCGACCTGGTGATTGAGGTGGACGGGAAGGAGATGGGAGCAGAAGAAGCCGCAGGGCTGCTGGAGGATGAAGTCGTGAAACAATCGATAGCCCCAGTCCTGGTTACCAACGGTTTGCTGCACCAGCCCGCGAAGACCGATCTGAATTTGCTAGCCGCAATAATTCAACGTCTGCACACCACGGTGAAGGGGGAAACCGACCCTCTCAAACTGGAGCAGATTTGGATGAAAGCGGCGAAGCGGATGGCGGATCTGGTTCTCGGGCACCATGGTGAGATTTGGACCATTCAGGCGTGTGCTGCGTCGATGGGCGGGGAGAAAGGGAGGCGTCTTCTAAGCGCGTGGGAGCAGTTGGAACTCGGCAAGACGAGCGACTGTAGAAAAGAGATCATGGTGAAGTGGAACGAGACCATAGTCTGGAAAGAAGTCGAAGGGGAGTTGACGGTGAAGCCAAGGGCTATAACTGTCCTCTCGAATGATTTGCATGTGGTGTTTGCCCCGACGGCTCATGGAGTCGCGGATGTGCTGCACAGAATCTTCGATGGAACGACGCACTGCGCCGTGACAGTCTTCTTCGCATCCGGCTATAATGGTGCCAAGCTTAATGAGATGGGAACCGCCCTCTCCGCAGGGGGTGATGGTGTGTGCGTGTCTGGTGATGACAGCATGGCCGTCAAGCGGGGGGGTTGGCAGCAAAAAGGGCGAGCGTTTTTGCGATTTGGGGAAGGTGACTTTAGTGCCTATGACCAATCGCAGCGCGCCCACTGCCTTACGGCGCATGCCGTGTGGATGACCGCACTCGGGCTTCCGAAACTTTTGATCGACTTGATCCTTTGGGTGTGCTCTATGCCCTATCGTGCGAGGGGGAAGAGGGTGAAAGTGAAAGGAAAGGCCGGCTGTCAGCTGGCTACGGGAATAGACTGGACCACAGTCATCAACTCCATGTCCAACTTGTGTTTTTGGTTGGAGGTCTTCGCCTCAGGCGAGGACCCGGAGAAGGTGGCGTACCGAATGGGGTTCGAGCTTAAGTTCCGCGCAATGCCAGATATACATGGCGTCACTTTTTTGAAGGGATGGTGGATTCGAGACACAGCGTTCAACTTGTGTTGGTACCCCCTTCCTTCCCAGGTGGTCAAGCTTGGGAAGACCCATCGTCCGCTGAAGCTTTTCTCAGCCGGCAAGAAGAACTACGCTGAAGGGGTGGCTTCCCTCGCGTATGCCCTTGCCAGATCCATGGCCACAGTCCCCATTGAGTATCCGATTCTGGGGCCGTTTCTTTCCAAACTTTCGGAGTTAGGGAAGGAGACGTCGTTTAGCGTAAGCGCTTCGGAGGATGGATGGTTCAAGCCGCAGGTTCACGCGGTGTCCGTCTGCCGGAGTCAGGCCATCTCAATGATGTGCGAGCGCTACGAACTCACTGAGCAGGACATTTTGAGGTCGGAGAAGCTGATTGGGCGTGTCACGTCGCTCCCAGCCTTTCTGTGTGATCCAGTGTTCCTGGCGTTGTCACGTCGTGACTACGCCTGAGTGAGCCTACAGGGCAGCAGGTGCGGGTAGGCACCAGGGGCTTAACGACCCCCCCCTATGCGAGTATCTCGGCTTACCAAAGAGATACCAGTGTGATTTGGCACACAAGATGACAAAGTCTAAGAAAGCGAAGAACGATGCAAAGGCCCGAAGAGGGCAGATGAACAAGCAGCAGGGTGCTCAGCAAGGCACCGGCAAGCGGCGACAGCGGAAGAGGGGCGGCGGAGGTCCTCAGAGACTACCACAGGGGTTTGGTGGCGGCTCTGGAGTGATTTCCACCAATGCTGCTCCCTCCGTGAGCCAGACGTCTACTTGGTTCCGTATGAGGGCAGGAAACTTCCCCAACTCGATCATTATCGAGGGGCGCGATTTGGCGAAGGTCGCGCTCACGGTCTCCAATGGAGCTGGAGCTTTTGTTCTCACGCAGTATCCCTTGTCAGTGGACACTGCCACTACTCCGACTGTGACTCGTTGGGGAACGTGGGGTTCGCTGTTCCAGCGGTGGCGTGTGAACAAGCTTGCTGCGTTCATGAAGTCTGCAGGTATCCTCACGACAGTGGGTCTGAATACCATGGGGTTTCAAGTCGATCCGAATGCTACTGCTCCGGCCTCTCAAGAAACGATGATGAGGTTGGAGGGAGCCGCACTGACGAACGGTTACGGGGACTTGGGCCCTGTCATGTTCGATCCAGCTGCGCAGCTCAAGTGGCTCAACGTGCAAGCGGATGCGAACGATGAAGCCACATCTCAAGCCGGCATGTTCAACCACGCCAGCAGCACCTACACTGCTGGGGCGATTCCAGGACAAGTCTTCTTTGACTACGAACTTGAGTTCATTGACGTTCGTTGATCAAGAGGCCGAGGCCCAAGTGGTGTAACGACCACCTACCTAAAAAGAAACCTCAGG